ATCATAGATTAATTATGACAATCTTCGATTGGCGTTAATTTGTTTGTTTGTCCCCTTCGGGGACAAAGGGCGCGGAAAAATCCGCGCCCCGACGCGGACGCAAAAAAAAACCCCGCGACCCGAAGGCCGCGAGGCGGAGGCGGAGGCGGCGGAGCCGCGAGGCGGAAGGCGGGAGCCGCAGCCCCCGCCAGTTAATCACGCTGCGAAATAGGCAGCAATCTTTTCAGCCAGAGCGCGCAGCTTGTCTTCAACCGCAGTTGATGGAGCAAACCCAGCTTCGTCATTATCGCCTAGCACTTCGTCTAAGCACTTAGTCACGAACTCTAGAGACTCGCCGAACTTGTCGGCATTGACTGGCTTAGACCTGTTACCCTTAGCTTGCATGACACCAGCACCAACAGCCGAAGGATGCAACCTGTTAGCAATGTCGGTAGCAGATGGAACCTTGCCAAATACTGGATGTTGACCGCCAACGCAGTTGACCTTGAGGGCTTGAGCTTGCTCGAATAACTTGGCATCATCAGGCACAACAGCCGATTGCAATTCGAGATTGGATTTTACCCGTTCCATTAATTCGCGGCCTAGGTCGTTAGGAGCGCCGCTATCATCAGCCAAATCGTATGCGACCGAAGCAGGCACTTGAACCGCAGCAATCTTAACAGTCTTACCCTTGCGCTTGACGTTAGCTTGGACAATTTCAACGGGAACCTCAGCGAACCGAGCCGCAGCAATAGTGAACGCACGTTGAAACGCCATCTTATCAGCCGAGGACATAGCGCCTTCAATACCGAAGTTATCCGCAACCGCCCGATACATAGCGGGAAGATACTTGGAGTCAGCGCCATCGTTGCCGTTCGACTTGTGCTTGAACATATCGCCGAGATTGGAAACGCCGGACACTTCGTTATCACCCGAACCATACGACCAGCGCATTGAGTAGAACCAGTTATCCATGATACCTTGCGAGATGTTAGCGATACCCGCTTGCGCTTGCGCCGTTCCGTCACGATGTTGTTCGATACCGGAAGCAATAAGAGATACGTTAGTCATAAAGTGTTTGTCTTTCATTTAGTGTTTGTGATTGTCGGCAGGTCTTTCCCATCGACTATTTATATATAGACCAACTAGCCGCTTAGACCAAATGGACTTTATGAATTAAAACGGGAGAGCTTAACCACAGTTAAGACATGGCAGAGCCTAACGCCAGTTAAGCATAGCGCGAGGCAAGCGCAGCATAGAAAATAAAATCGGTCTGCTTCGCAGACATTTGATTAGGTTAAGTATTAGTGAAGTGGAGTGTAGATTAACAGGGGTGGGGTGTGACGGATTGACTATATCGTTACCCTACCTACCCCCGACCCCCCAATGGTGGCATGTTGTTACCCCACCACTACATACATACTATTTTGCATATTCGACGACGCACTTTTGAAAACCAGAACACCCCCCGGCCCTCTTTTCAAATCAAGCACCCCCACCCCCCTATTTTTCCAGCCACCGGTTCGCTGCCGCTTAATACAGCCAGACCCCCCGTCGATGGTACCTTGACATGCGAAGCACACGGGGTATTATTTTCGTATCGTGACTCGACATTACGGTGCTTTTGGGAAAGGGTGGGGTCGATGAGTGATCCACTTCGACTTAAATAACTAGGGCTACAGGTGCCTACCCTTTTTCCTCTTTTCTTCTCCCCACTACATTGCTACACAACGGCGCAACCCCGGACTCCTACAAGCGGAGCTTAAGTACATGCCTATTATAAAAGCCGAACCGAGCACGGAGTATCCTGTGCCGTTTGACCTGTCCGACGAGGAGTTTGACAACTTCGCGGATAAATTAGCGTCCATAGGTAATACAGCAGAGCTGCTTGAGCAGCTTGGTGCCCCAGTCGAGTTGGCTAAGGAAAACGTCGAAGAAGAAGCGGCACTGCTAGATGCAGCCATCGACAACCAGAAAATAACCCCGTTGACCCAAAGTCTGCCAGCTGCCCTCGGCGCTGCGGCTTTCCTACGTGCTTATGGCCAAGGCCGGGCTATGGATGCGGGTCAAGTGCGCACTGCACTGACTAATAAGCTGCTTGAGATTGCGGACTGCGGTGAGATTAAGTACGAGCTTAAGGCTATTGAGCTGCTTGGCAAGCACTCAGATGTCGGGCTATTCACCGACCGTAGTGAGATTAACGTCAACTACAACTCGCCCGAAGGTCTGGAGAAGGCCATTACGGACAGGGTCAAGCGCCTGCTGAATGCAGACGTCATAGATATGAAGCCACTGGGCATGGACCTCGACGAGGAGCTAGGCATCCTCGATGCTGATTTCGAGGAAATCTTGGCGGATGAGTCCACCGAAGAGGTGGACGAGTGAACATCACGCTCAAAGACATACCCAAGATACTGCCCAAGCTGACCGCAGCCGAGCAAGAGATACTGCTCGCTGAGTTAGACAAGCTGGAGAAGCTCAAGACGCAGGAGTTGGCGCGCAAGCGGTTCCTGAAGTTCGTAGAACAAGTATGGCCGACATTCATAGGAGGTAGGCACCATGCGAAAATGGCAGACGCCTTCGAACGCGTTGCTCGTGGTGAGTGTAAACGCCTCATTATTAATATGCCACCGCGACACACGAAGTCGGAGTTCGCCTCTTACCTGCTCCCTGCATGGTTCCTCGGACTCAACCCCCATAAGAAGATTATCCAGTGCTCGCACACGGGTGAACTTGCGGTAGGTTTTGGCCGTAAGGTTCGTAACTTGGTGGATACAGAGGTCTACCACGAGACATTTCCTGACCTGAAGCTGGCTTCGGACTCTAAGGCGGCTGGTCGGTGGAATACCAGCAAGGGCGGAGATTACTTCGCTATCGGTGTGGGCGGTGCGGTGACTGGTAAAGGTGCTGACGTGCTCATCATTGATGACCCGCACTCAGAGCAAGAAGCTGCATTAGCAGAAGTTAACCCAGATATCTACGACAAGGCATATGAGTGGTATACCTCTGGTCCGCGTCAGCGTCTCCAGCCGGGCGGTGCCATTATTGTTGTGATGACGCGGTGGTCGAAGCGCGACCTGACCGGGCAGATACTAAAAGATGCAGCTGCTAATGACAGCCTCGGTGAGTGGGAAGTCATTGAATTTCCAGCCATTTTACCCAGCGGCAACCCGCTGTGGCCTGAGTTCTGGCAGCTTGAAGAATTAGAAAAAGTTAAGCGCGACGTCCCGAACAGTAAGTGGATGGCGCAGTACCAGCAGAACCCGGTGTCCGAGTCTGCGGCGATTGTTAAGAGAGAGTGGTGGCAGGAGTGGGAGAGTGATGACCCGCCCAGCTGTGACTTTGTGCTGCAGGTATGGGATACGGCGTTCGAGAAGACCAGCCGTGCCGACTATTCAGCGTGCACTACATGGGGTGTGTTCTACCACCCGGATGACAACGGCATAACGCAGGCCAACATCATACTACTTAATGCCTTCAGGGACCGCATGGAGTTTCCAGAGCTGAAGCGTGTGGCTGTCGAAGAGTATAAAGAGTGGCAGCCAGACGGCGTGATAATCGAGAAAAAGGCGTCAGGTGCACCGCTCATCTACGAGATGCGGGCTATGGGCATACCGGTGCAAGAGTTCACCCCGACGAGGGGTAATGATAAAATATCTAGGTTAAATGGGGTGGCGGATATTTTCGCCTCCGGTCGTGTGTGGGCTCCAGCCACGCGCTGGGCGGAAGAAGTGATTGACGAAGTGGCAGAATTTCCTGCTGGCTCAAACGATGACTATGTTGATACAGTATCCATGGCCTTGCATAGGTTCAGGCGTGGGGGCTACGTGACTACTAACCTAGACGAGCCCGAAGATATCGTGTACTTTAGGTCAAATCGCAATCAGGGGTATTACTAATGGCAAACGTTAAGGCACTTTTTCCTATCGGCAAAACTCAATGGTCAAAATGGTCTGACGACCAGCGTACGGCGTTCAATGAAGCACGCGCAGCAGGCGTACCGTACAACGACGCAGTTCTAGGCGCAAACCAGACGCAGACTAAAAAGAAGAAAAGCGTGTTCGACATCATCGAGGACGTAGCTGAAGTAGCAGCGACAGTTGCGCCCGTAGTAGCGGTGGTAAAGACCGTGGTTAAGAAGAAAGCCAAGTAAATGGACATCGACAAGTCGCTTAACCAAGCCCCGCTGGGCATGTCCCCGATGATGACGGAGCTGGATGACGGCCCTGACATCGAGATTGAGATTGAAGACCCTGAGAGCGTCAGTATTGGCCTCGACGGGATGGAGATTGAGATTGACCCGAGTGAGGACGAGGGCGACTTTAACGATAACCTAGCCGAAGATATGGACGAGGGCATGCTCGCAGAGCTTGCTGGCGACCTTATTGGTGAGTTTGAAGAAGATATCAGCAGCCGCAAGGACTGGATACAGACTTATGTAGACGGGCTTGAGCTGTTGGGTATGAAGGTTGAGGACCGCACGGAGCCTTGGCCCGGCGCATGTGGTGTGCATCACCCGTTGCTGGCTGAAGCTGTCGTCAAGTTCCAAGCTGAGACCATGAGCGAGACATTCCCAGCCCAAGGGCCGGTGCGTACGCAGATAATCGGCAAAGAGACTAACGAGAAGAAGGACGCTGCTCAGCGCGTCCAAGAAGATATGAATTACCAGTTGACCGACGTGATGGTCGAGTATCGCCCTGAACATGAGCGAATGCTGTGGGGGTTGGGCCTTGCAGGTAACTCGTTCAAGAAGGTGTACTTCGACCCATCACTCGGTCGTCAGGTCGCTATGTATGTAACTGCGGAAGACGTAGTTGTGCCTTATGGCGCGTCCAGCTTGGAAGTCGCTGAACGCGTCACCCATGTGATGCGGAAAACCCCGAACGAGCTCAAAAAGCTCCAAGCAAACGGGTTTTACCGTGATGTAGACCTACCAGACCCCGTCAACTCGATGGATGAGGTAGAGCAGAAGATTTCAGAGCAGCTGGGCTTCCGTGCAGAGACCGATGACCGGTACAAACTGCTGGAAATGCACGTAGATATCGTCATTGAGGACGATAAATACCGCGACAAGGAAGAAAATGACCTTGGAATTGCACTCCCATACGTCATTACCATAGATAAAGAGACCGAAACGGTCCTATCCATTCGCCGTAACTGGAACCCCGATGACAAGAAAAAGCTTAAGCGCAACCACTTCGTACATTACTCGTACGTTCCGGGCTTTGGCTTCTACGCTTTTGGCCTTATTCACCTTATTGGTGCTTTTGCTAAGTCTGGTACCAGCCTTATTCGTCAGCTTGTTGATGCTGGTACTCTATCTAATCTACCGGGTGGATTTAAAACTAAGGGCTTGCGCGTCAAGGGTGACGACACCCCGATAAGCCCCGCTGAATGGCGCGATGTGGACGTAGCGTCGGGTACGATGCGCGACAATATCATGCCGCTGCCGTACAAAGAGCCAAGCCAAGTGCTCTACAGCCTCCTCGGGACCATCGTAGACGAAGGTCGTCGCTTCGCGGGTATGGCGGACATGAAGGTGTCTGACATGTCTGCACAGGCTCCTGTGGGTACCACGCTGGCTATTCTCGAGCGTACGTTGAAGATGATGAGTGCCGTGCAGGCACGCGTCCACTACGCGATGAAGCGGGAGTTCCAGCTCCTCAAGGGTATCATCCGCGACTACACACCAGATACGTACAGCTACGAGCCAGAAGAAGGTGGTCGCAGGGCCAAGAAGTCTGACTACGACAATGTCGAGGTTATTCCGGTATCTGACCCTAACGCCGCCACTATGGCGCAGAAGATTGTACAGTATCAGGCTGTCATTCAGTTGGCCCAAGGTGCTCCGCAGATTTATGACCTGCCATACCTGCATCGCCAGATGCTTGAGGTGCTGGGTATCAAGAACGCCCAGAAGCTCGTACCGCTCAAGGACGGCGACGACATGAAGCCACGTGACCCTGTGTCTGAGAACATGGACGTTATGAACGGTAAGCCGGTCAAGGCGTTTATCTACCAAGACCACGAAGCGCACATCGCAGTCCATATGGCTGCTATGCAAGACCCCAAGATAGCTCAACTCATGGGTCAGAACCCCAACGCGCAGGCTATGATGGCCGCAGCAGCCGCACACATCCAAGAACACCTTGCGTTTGCGTACCGCAAGCAGGTCGAAGAACAGGCTGGCGTGCCGCTACCACCACCCAACGCTGAGATGGACGAGAACAC